ATTGAAGAACAACTCGATACAGGTGAATACAAAATGTATACTTATGAACGCTCTGGAAAATTAGGTGACTTATGGAATGTTATAGCTTTTTCTGATATCTCTGTTATACCTCCCCCATTAGGTAGTACAGAGCCAACAGGGAATATATATGCTAATGTAGTTAGTGGTCTTACATATTTTGCGTTTCCAAATACACATGATGGAACAGTATGGCTAAAAAATGTAATTGAGGCATATACAACCGCTGGAAAAGTTGACGCTATTGTAATGATATTTACAATTCCATACTTAGCATTAGGTACAGATGAAACATTGCCCCATAAAATAGCAAATCAACAGCTTTTTGGGTATGATACAATAAGCATCGCTAAAAAATTAGATAATATTGATGGTTATGTACCTAAAAATAACAAATTATTCTGTTATCCATATAATTTTCTTTATGTTTCTAATAATGGAGGACAATCGGCACAATATAGGTATGAAGATTTTATCGAAGAAAATGCTATGTTCACTATATGGGGGAGTATAATGCCGAATACTACTCTAATGTTTGCACCTAATAAATATAAGGGCGATGGCAACACAATCAAATATGAGTATGGTTTAACATTAAATGGCTTTCCGTTAGCATCTTGGGTATCTGATACTTATACCGCATGGTTGGCACAAAATAGTGGTGCGACCGCTGTTGGTTTAATTGCCTCTGCTGGTGCTGGTATCATTGGAGGAGTTACAGGAAACGCAATGGCTGTCATGGGCGGTGTTATGGGTATTTATACACAACTGCATCAATGGTATAAGGCAAGCATACAACCAGATGAGGCTAAAGGTCAAGTTGGAAGTGGTTCGTTACACATTGCATCTAATAGTTTGGACTTTTACATATCACACATGGGTATAAAAGCAGAGTTTGCAAAAAGAATTGATGATTTTTTAACCATGTTTGGTTATAAGGTTAACGCTTTAAAAATACCAGAATTAAACAGTCGGTTAAGATGGAATTATGTACAAACAATAGATATTAATATTGATGGAAGTATTCCAACAGATGATATGACAAGACTTAAAAAGATTTATAATGATGGTGTAACATTATGGCACAATCCGACTGAATTTTTAAACTACGATTTAAGCAATCCAATAATATAAGGAGGTGAAAGAATGTTCAATATCTTTAATGCATTAGGTTTTTTCAATAAGGGTAAAACACCCAACATGAATATCATGACAGCTAATGATTATTATGATAGACTTAAATTAATTGCTTTATCAATATTTGAATGGGAAGGACTCCCAGAAAGTTGTAATGCAAAATTTTTGGAAGAAACATTGTATATGTATGGTAGAGCCTTATTCATAAATAAGGATACAATGGGATATTTAAATACAAGGTGTACACCATCTGGAAACTTAAATATATACAATGAGCCTGTTAGTTTTAACGCTTATGGCGTTGGTTTATCTCAAAATTTTGATAGAGACGAATGTGTTTTAATTAGAAATAATTATCTTGAAAGACCAACAGATAATTCTATTATATTATTCGCATCAAGATTAACAGATACAGAACGCACGATTGATGTTAATATAAACGCACAAAAAACTCCTGTCATTGTATATGTAGAAGAAAAAGATAGATTGACTGTTAAAAATCTTTACAAACAGTATGAGGGTAACGAGCCATTTATATTAGCTGGTAAAGGTCTCTCAAGTGGTGACCTAATAAAAGTAATGAAAACTGATGCACCTTTTGTTGCAGACAAACTACAAATAAATAAGCAACAAATCTGGAATGAGGCATTAACATTTTTAGGAATTAACAATGCTAATACGGATAAAAGGGAACGTTTAATAACAGATGAAGTTGAGGCAAATAATGAGGTTATTTCCATTAATGCTGATAGTATGTTATTAACAAGACAAGAAGCATGCAAACAAATTAATAAAATGTTCAAGTTGAATGTAACTGTTAAAATGAGAACATTTAATAAGGAAGAAACAGAATACAAAGAACCAGAAAAGGAGGAAACAAAGTAATGGCAAAATATACTGTTGAATTGAATGATATTATAAAAAGCGGTTATAAGCTGTTTGACTTTGATTATCCTTTTTATGATAACACTAAAAAACCAGAATTTGAACAACGCTTTGTAGAGCATTTCAGATTTTATGAAATAGGTGTAGAAACTGTTGCACGTTTTCAGCATAATTTAAAGGTTACATTCAATGAAAAGTTACCGTATTACAATAAAATTCTTGAAACTTCCTTGTATGAGTATGACATAAAAAATAATTACAATTTAACTGAAACATTCACCAAAACAAATAGTAAACTTATTAAGGGTAATGCAAATCAGACAGGTATTTCAAATACTGATGTTACCCAAGATATGACAGAAACTAATAACAAATCAAATGAAGTTAATAGTAATATTGACAGGCTTGACAATTCTAATATTGATAAAACAGCTAACAACATTAATAATAATAAAAATGTTGAGAGTGACACGCCAAACGGTCTATTATCAATAGAAGATATTAAAACTAACGTATTTGCAAGCAAAGCTCAATTACTAGATAGTACAACAGATAACACAGAAAAACAAATAACTGTTGTTACCTCTAATGATAAGTCACTTGCAACAGGCACAGAAACAGCAGAAAATGTTGTAGAAGGTACGACAGCAACTAACAACGATTTTTCAAGTGAAACTGATACGGAAACAACTGAAAGCGGTAATGAATCATATACACTTGAAAGAGTTGGGGATATTGGAGTTGATACCACACCAGACAAGATTAAAAAACACTTAGAAATTCAAAAAATATTAACAACTGTTTATATTAATTTCTTTGATGAATGTAACGATTTATTTATGCAAATATATTAATAGGAGGAAACAAAATGGCAATAGAAAAAATTAATTTTAGAGAATCAGAAAGCGTTCAAAGTGTTTATGATGGGCAAGCGGTAACAGCTTTACAATTAGCTGGAATAACTGCACATAAGGTTGACGAATGTATTGACTTAGTAAATGGTGTTGAACAATCGGCTATTGAGGCAACAGATATTGTTGATACAATGCGAATTGCTCAAGAACAATTTATCACGGAAAATAATGATGTTAGACAAAATCTAGTCACTGATAATCAAGAATATTTAGATAGTTTAACTACTTCTAAGGCACAGTTTGAAACAGAATTAAATGAATCTAAATCATTATTTGAAACAAATATGACGAATGCAGTAAATACAATAATCACAAATGCAGAAACAACTATTGAAACTAATGTTGTTACAAAAATTGATGAATTAATAACAGATGGTACGATTGAAAATTTAATTAATATTGACACAGAAAAATCAATTGCAGAATCAACAGGAATAGGCATTATAAACGGACTTCAAGTAATGGCACAAGCAAGCCCTAATATGAGTGTGCTTGTTTCTTTAGGTGTCGCACATTTATATAATGGAAAAAGGTATGAGCAATTAATAAATCAAACTATTAACATTGATAATGCAGATATAACATTTCCAAGAATTGATATAATTTATATTGATAGTATAGGAGTATTATCTTATTTAAAAGGTGATGCAAAAGCAATTCCAACACCCCCAGAACCAATTAATAGTTTATTATTAGCAGAAATTTATGTTAATGTTGGAACAACTTCAATAAATGATTTATTAATTACAGATAAAAGATTAATTAAATCAACAAATAATAATATTAATAGTCAAATTGAATTAATAAACACTAAATTAATAAATTATAACCAAATAATTAACGTATTAAATGAAGGTATAAAATGTGATGGAACAGATGAAACAATTGCTTTTCAAAATGCATTAACAAAAGCGGTAATTAATCATGGTGTATTGTATATCCCAAAAGGAAAGACTGTTGTTGTTGATAGTTTAACTGTTTCAAATGGTGAAAACTTCGCATTGCAAATTGACGGATATTTGAAACGTAAAGACAACGCTAATAATCAACCCTTACTTTCAATTACAGGTAGTAATAACATTCATATACTGAATTATAATGCTGATGGTAATATAATTAATAATGGTGTAACTGTTAATGAACATCAACATTTATTAGTATTGGGTACTTCTTCCCACATATACATCAAAAAAATTAAGGGGATAAATGTTGCTGGTGATGTTCTTTACATAAATGGGTGTGAAATTGTAATATGTGATAGTCTTAATGGTTATAGTGATGATACAGGTAGAAATACATTATCAATCGTTAAAGGAAAGATATTACAATTTGATAAAATAATTTCAATCAATGTTGGTTATACTACAATGCCAGGGGGCGTTGACATAGAACCGAATCTTGTTTCTGATGACGTGCAACAAATACAATTTAATAGCATTTATGTAGAAGGTGTTGGTACAAATTTATTTACATTAACAAATAATAGCGGTTCTATTTGCGGTGATGTTATTGTAAATAGTCTAATATGTAAGAAAAAATCAGTTGTAGGTGCATCACGAAATTCAATAGCTTTAAATAAATTTAATAATGTAAAAATAACAAACGCTATTGTTAAAGAGGACTTAACTGATATTTTACAGGCAACAAGTACAGGTATGACAATTTGGGGATGTCGTAATCTAGATATTAATGTAGATATTTCAAATGTTAATATCGGGGCAATAATCGGTCAAACTAATGAAACAGTTAATCTTAATTTAAAAGGCTCTATAAAAAACACTAAGCTTAACGGAATGATTGTTGGTGTTGTTTCTAGTAGTAATATAGAAATGAATATTGATGATTGCAATGTAAGTAATGTTGGCAACAATCCTCATATTACATTTAATTCCGCAAGTCTAGTCAATAACTTGTCATTTAAAAATTGTAGATTAATAAAAACTGCTTATGGTAGTAATGCTGTTTATTTTAGCGGTACTTTGAATAATTTACGCTTTGAAAATTGTGAGTTAAGGGGTTGGACTTCTACGACTACGATGGGTGGTGTACCAACAAGCACAACAGGAATTTACAGAATTAATTGTGTAGGTCATAACTTTTTAAATACCTCTCCGATAGCTGGTATATATTGGACAAAAGGCGAGTTTGTAGAAAACACAGAACCTGTTATTTTAGGTGATACAGGAAGTAAGTACATAATTAAAGGCTGGTTGAGGTTAACAAATGGATATTCACAAGTATTAAATACTGACTGGGTAGAAATGCGTTTTCCTATTGGTATATAAAATGTAACGTTTCACGTGAAACAATCCCAGCCCCCACTCCCCACATTCCATCCGTAACATAATTTCCCTATCGTGATTGATGATAAATCTCTTGCGATAGGTGTCACCCCTTTTTTGTTTACTGAATGTACCCCAGTTTTGGGGG